AGATATCTAGGTGCTAGATACACAGTTGCTGGTACATTTAACGCTGGTAAAATTACAGCAGATGTAGTAGAAACAATCGGTGACGGACAGAAGTACTATGCTTCTGGTTTTACCGTAGCTTAATAAGGAGAATTTATGCCTATTTACAGAGCTAAAGTCAAGTGTTTCGTTGGTCAATCCATGCGAGAAGCTGATGAAGAGTTTGAATACAACGGAGAGCCAAACACTAACATTGAAATTGTTGGTGGATCTGATGTTATTGATTTTGAAGCAATGACAAAAGCAGAACTTGAAGTGTATGGTCGTTCTATTGGTATTGAACTAGATAGAAGACAAACTAAAGAAACTCTGATAAATCAACTTGAAGCAGCTAATAAATAGGCATTAGTTTTCTTATTTGATTTACAGGGGGCTAGTGGTAATACTGCTGACCTCCTCTTTTTTTAGGAGATGTTATGGCAACTGAAGTGGATATTTGCAACCTTGCCCTAGCTCACTTGGGTGATGATGCAACAATCGCTACGCTATCCCCACCAGAAGGATCAGCGCAAGCAGAAAAAGCTGCACGTTTTTATCCGATAGCAAGAAACACATTGCTAGAAATGCACACATGGAATTTTGCATCAAAACGTGGCACGTTAGCATTAACAACAAATACGTTAGACCAATGGGATTATGCATATGCAGCACCTGCTGACATGATGTCACCTGTAGCAATAATATCCCCGACAGCACAAAACGATTACGCTACAAGAATGTCTGCTGGTGATACTCCGGGCGGTATAACATCTAACTATGCGCCAACAATAGTAGCTGGCCAATATACACCACAACAATTTGCAGTAGAAGGAGCATTTATTTATACAAACCAAGAAAATGCAATGTTAAGATATCAGGCATTTATTACTGACGCATCATTATTTTCTCCTTTGTTTGTTGTTACGTTGTCATGGCATTTAGCGTCAATGCTTGCAGGGCCAGTAATAAAAGGTGATCAAGGTATGGCAGAAGCAAAACGTTCTACACAAATGATGATGGGATATTTAGCAAGTGCAAAACAAGCAGACAATTTACATCGAGATATAACAATAGAACATATTGTGCCTTGGACATCTGGGAGGTAATCAATGCCAGTTACACGCACGTTTCTTAGATCATTTTCTGGAGGTGAAATATCACCAGAAATGTTTGGTCGTATTGATGATGCTAAGTTTCAACAAGGCGCAGCAACGATGCGTAATTTTATTGCAAAACCACAAGGGCCAGCAGAAAACAGAGCAGGGTTTAAATATGTAAATGAAGTAAAAGATAGCACAAAGGCAGTAAGATTATTATCTTTTACATTTTCTACAACCCAAACAATGGTTATAGAAATGGGTAATATATATTTTAGATTTCATACTCAAGGAGAAACATTATTGTATTTAGATGGTGCTGCATGGAACAGTGGCACTAATTATGCAATAGGAGATATAGCAAAATATAGCGGTACAAACTATTACGCAAGAACTGCAAATTCCAATATAAATCCTGTTACTCACGGCAATGCAACTACGCATTGGTATGCAATGCCAACAAATCCCAACATATACGAAATACCATCACCATATTTAGAAGCAGAATTGTTTGATGTGCATTATGTACAATCTGCTGACGTTATGACTTTAGTGCATCCTAACCATGCACCAAAAGAATTAAGAAGATTAGGTGCTACAAAATGGGAACTTAAAACAATAAATTTTGCTAGTCCATTAGCAGCACCAACAGGAGTTTCTGTTGCTAGATATATACCTTCATCATCTAGTACAGATACAGATACTTACGAAAATCATACATATGTAGTAACAGCAGTTGCAGCAAATCTTTTAGATGAAAGCTCACAATCTAGTGCTGCATCACAAACTAATAATATTTTTGTAACAGGAGCAAAAAATACTATTACATGGAACGCTGTTACAGGTGCAACAAAATACAGAGTCTATAAAGAACAAGCTGGTATTTACGGATTTGTTGGAGAAGTTGCGACAACTACGTTAGTTGATAACAACATTGCACCTGATTTTTCTAAAACTCCACCCATATACGAAAACGAATTTGCATCTACTAACAACTTTCCCGGTGCAGTTTCTTATTTTGAACAACGAAGAGTTTTTGCTGGAACAAATAATGATCCACAAACTATTTTAATGACTAAATCAGGAACAGAAAGTAATTTATCTTTTGGTTTGCCAACAGTAGATGATGATCGAATTAAGTTTAAAGTTGCTGCTCGTGAAGCAAATACAATACGACATATTGTTCCGTTAACACAATTATTATTACTTACAGGATCAGCAGAATGGAGAGTGTCATCAATTAACAGTGATGCTTTAACTCCTACTTCTATATCAGTAAAACCACAATCATATGTTGGTGCTAATAATGCACAACCAGTAATTGTTAATAACAGTATGGTATATGCTGCTGCTCGTGGTGGTCACGTTAGAGAGTTAGGTTATAACTGGCAAGCTAATGGTTTTATTACAGGTGATTTGTCATTGCGTGCGCCACATATGTTTGATAATTTACAAATTACAGATATGGCATTAGCTAAAGCTCCTATTCCTATCGTTTGGTTTATAAGTAGTAACGGACAATTATTAGGTTTTACATATGTACCAGAGCAAACTATTGGTGCATGGCATAGACACGACACAGACGGTACTTTTGAAAGTGTTGCTACTGTATCAGAAGGCAATGACGATTCTTTGTATTGCGTAATAAAAAGAACTATTAATGGTGCTTCTAAAAAATATATAGAACGTATGAATACAAGATTATACGAAAAAGATCGTGATGCATTTTTTGTTGATGCAGGTTCTACATATGACGGTACAAATACAGACGCTAGTCGTAATGTTACAATTTCTGGCGGTACAAATTATACAAGAGGAGAAAGCGTAACTATAACAGCAAATTATAATTTATTTAATGCACCACCCAGTGTTGACGATGTAGGTGATGCAATTGTTTTAGTTAGTGGTACAAATTATTATCGTTGCAATATTACTGCTACAACGAGTGCAACTGTAGCAACAGTAAAATTAGATGTAGACTTACCAGCAAATTTGCGTAATACTGCTATTACTTCATTTGAAGTTGCAAGAAATGTTATATCTGGACTAAATCATCTTGAAGGTAAAACCGTTAGTATTTTGGCTGATGGTGCTGTACATCCACAAAAAGTTGTATCTGGTGCGCCTAATTATAAAATTACTTTAGATCGTGCATCTAGCGTTGTACATATAGGTTTAGAATATCAAAGTGATTTACAAACTATGCCATTAGCATTGCAAACAGAAGCTTTTGGTCAAGGCCGTGTTAAAAATATAAATCATGTATGGTTGCGTGTATTAGAAAGTTCTGGAATTTTTGCAGGGCCAAGTGCAGATAAATTAGTAGAAGCAAAACAACGTACAACAGAACCTTATGGTTCTCCACCACGATTAAAAACTGAAGATATAAAAATAATGTTAACTCCTACATGGCAAGATAATGGTCAAATATTTGTACGACAAACTGATCCATTACCGTTAACAGTTGTAGGTTTAACAATAGAAGTAGCAATTGGTGGATAGTGTGACCGTAAAGCGATAAACTTTGTGTATATTAAGAAAAAGAACGTGGTGTTGAGCTTATGGCAACCCCTGCATGGGTAGGTAAAGTAGGAGATTTTGGCACTGTTATGTCTGCTGGTAGTTTTATACCCGGCATGGTTGGTGGATATTTTGAATCTAAATTTAAACAAAATGAATTAAAAAGTCAGGCGTTAGAATTTGAGCATCAGCAATATATGCAAAAAATAAATGCTAAGTCAATAGAAAGTCAGGCGCAACATATAGCAAGACAATACAACAAGCAAATGCTTGTAAAATCTTTATCGCAAAGAATATCTAAAGGACAGAGAAGAGCATCTATGGCAGCAAGAGGTGGTGTTGCTGGTGTGGGAAGTAACAGAGATGCAATGTTAAGTCAGGAAATTTTAGACGAAATAGATAGGCTAACTATAAATGTAAACAAAGTTAAAGCTGTAGGTAATATGAGACTGCAAGGAGTGCAAGCTAATATTCAAGCAGATATGTTAGGAGTTTCAGCAGGTAATATGTTTGCTAACGCTAGCGCTGTTAGTCCATTTTTAAATATGAGCAGTTCGTTGTTAACTGGTTCTGGTAATGCTGCATTGGCATTTGCAAAAAGTAGAGGATACAAAATAGGTAATTAGTTATGCAAGTACCATCAGTTCAATTAGAAACTAATGCACCACCAATGTTACGAGGTGGCAGTGTACAACAGATGCAAGATGTTGTTACTGATGACATAAAAGAATTAGGTGCAGCACAAAAACAAATAGGTGATCTTGCAATTAAATTACAGGAAGAAAGAGATGATGCAGTATATACACAAAAACACAAT